GGCTTGCTAGTATAGTCAATCAGCATGTTTAGCTCCTTATTTGGTACGGTGAGTGAGATAGAAACGACCGTTAACGACCTTGCCACACATGACCAGGCGCAGGGGGAAACCATATTCTGACATGATTTTACGCATCGTTACATAGTGTCCCATTTTGAACTGTCGTTTCATTGTGTGCTCCTTGTTACTTACTATGCCATTATTATAGCAAAGTTTCGAATTTTCGTCAACCAAAAATTCTGCTTTAATACTGATTCAATGCAGGGCATAGTTCTGCAATTAACCCGCGTTCCATAACATGGGCGTCTTTGCGGCCGCGCACTACACCAATCACTTCCATTTCAAAAGCATCAGCCCCGTGTTCGCGGATGTTGCGGCACAGAGCCCAGTTTTTGTTTTCTGTCACAGCTCTGCGAACATGTTTTTGCCACCTTATTTTCAGTGCTTTTTTCAGTTGCTGGCCGCAGACTGTGATACCAATGTAAAATTCGCCGGTGTTAGTGTTTGCTAACATGTAGACAGCGTGTTTACGGTCACTGCGGGCTTTGCGTTTCATCATACCGTTATTATAACACCAAAATGAATAATGAACAATACCCTAGCATTTCGGTAGGGTATTACAAAAAGTAGTACTTTCTGTAATAATAATACTAATTATAATTGTTTATTTTGTAACTGTTTAATTGTATTCAGTGTTGTATTATAACAAAAAACAGGTTTATTTGCAAGTAATACTTGAGTATTAATGCAAAGTGTGGGTTTCGTGTAAATCAATGCCTAAAGATTGCATAATTTTAAGAATGCCATCACTGGTTTCAGTGCTTTCATCTTCAGGACATAGAATTGTTTTTAGTACACCATTACGGTCAACAATAAAAACGAAGTCACCTTCTTCAATATTGTCTAAAAAATCGTCCTCAAAGGCCTGTTCAATTTTGTTCAAATCTTGTGCCATGTTTTTGTTTCTCCAACTTTTTTAGATACCGATTACCTTTACGGACAAATTTAAGAACTACTGGATCATTCTTATTAAAAATTCTTGTGTAAGTTTTATACAAATGTGTTTTTTCAATTGTTCGTTTGCTAGTTTTCAATTCTATCACAGCATTGGCTGCGGCGGCCCACGCATAAGCATCTAGTTCGTCGCTGTCACCATAATAGCACTGTTGTTCTCTTTTGTTTTGATCTTTGCTGGTTCCCAGATATGGCCTGTTCATTCTAAAACCTCTGCGTCTAAACTGATGCAGATGTACAAACTCATGACCCAGTATGCAGGCAAAATCTATACAAAATTCAGCCCACTGGTCCGAAGTAACATCATTTTCATTGAACAGTAATTTTTTCTTTATTTTATGAACAGTGATTTCCATTTCAATTGGTTTTCGACCAATTTCGTCTAATTCAGCATCGTAGAGTCCGGACACAGGAATGTAATTTGGCAATACATTCAAACTGCGGTTCACAGTGATTTTACATTCTTTGTAGGGAACTACTTTTCGAACTTGCTGAGCTAACTGTTCTGGAGTCAATTTTTTATTATGTAATTTTTCATACAAGTTAAACAATTTTTTAAGCAATTCAAAATAATTCATTTATTTGAACAGTAGTAAAGCCATCAACGCTGATTGTGCAATAAAGCCAATGCCAATGGTAATAATATTTAACTGATCTTTAAGTAAAATAGCTCTTCCAAACAATAGTACCAGACTGGCATAAATGAACAACACTAGGTCAATGTTTGGTGGCTTGTCTGTAAGTCCACTCATCAAGGCCAACATACTGGGCATTGTACTGAGATGTAACACAATGGCCGCCATCCAACCCAGTGTGTCTGCTGTGAGACTTTTTAAATGGTCTAAAAAAAACTTTTTAATTAGAACAAAGAATTTTAAGATACTGTAATTCATTTTTATTTGTAAAAAATATGTTGACCTATTTGTGCAATTCGTTCTTTACGCCAACCGGGGCTGACATAAGTTGCATGATAGTATAGCGCATCTGTCAAGCCAGGTAATCTAAAGTTTTCTAACAAAACTTTTTTTGCCACTTCTTTGCTTTCCGAATACAAAGGAGGATACACTGCTTTGATTTTGTGTGTACTTTCACAGACCCAACTGAATTGACAAATTACTTTTTCGTATATAATGTTTTTTTGATAGACTACACCGCAGATATTGTCTGCGAATTTTCCTGATTCTACACGATTCATAGTGACCTGAGCAACCGCAACTTTACCTTCAAACGGTTCGCTAGCAGCTTCCCAATAAATGTTTTTGGCCAAACAATCTAACTGTTTTTCCCGCTCGGCCATGGTAATTGGCGGGTTAGCTGTTCCTTGTGCAATTTGAAATTTCAAATTTTGAAATTTAGATTCTATTATGCTCTTGGTTGCCATGGCCATAAAAATGCCGGCAACAATTAATAAAAATACTTTGACGCTTTTTATCACTCTGTCATAATATTGATTTGATATAGCCGTTGATGCCATATGTACTTTCTCCTTTCTTAAAGAGTGTGTTTTTTATATAACTGATACATAAACGCTGATTTATGCGTAGTTAATTCATTAACTACACAGATTATAGCAGTTTAATTGAAAATATTCAAGGTTTTCCGGTGATTTTTCCACCAGTTGCAGCAATAAAGGCTTCGTTTTTGGCTTGAGCTAATAGAGTTCGCAAAATGTTTCCAGCGTCGTTATTTTGACTTACACCATAAAGCAAATAGTCTGTGGCAATATTTTGCCTATCAACTGCCAATTCAGGAATGCCGCTGACAAAAGCAAACACTTGGCTGTTGTCACTGTAGGATGTCACATCAAAATTAGCTTTGTTATAATTGGTTACTTCTCGGCTCAATAATTTACAGGCTTGATAATAATTATCATTTATTTTTTTAGCAATATTCACAGTTACAGGATCTGACACAATTTGATTTAACAGAGCAAAAAACTCATCTGCTTTTGCATAAAACCGTGTAGCCCAATATCCTGGACCTCCTGGCGATACCAAGGTACTGTTGCCTTCACTGTCTGTTGAAAATACCGGAGGAGGCACCGGAGTGAAAGTAGAAGCTGCATTTACTTCTGCCTGACTTATTGGCACACCTGCTGCAAATCTACTTAAATCTTCCATAATAGTTCTTAGCGTGGGCCCATAAGAAGTTGCCAAAAGTTGAGCTAGGCCATCGTTGACTTCTTTCATATATGACCCCCAATAACCTGATGCAGTGCCTACAATATCCAATACTGTTACAGGTCTATTATCATCACCTAAAGGTAAAAAACTTCTCAGACTTGCAATTATTTCCGGAGTAAGTAAACTGTCAGTAGTACTCAATGATTCAACGCTGACATTACTTTCATTTTGAATAGCTCTTAGTAATAATGCAACTTGACTGCCTGTAGTAAAATTTGCTCCGGGGGCTCTTAAGTAAATGTCCAACCCAAGTTCTGCTAAATTCTTAAATTCACTGTCATTGGCCAATCCGCTAGTAGATTCAATGCTTGTATAGCTAAATGGACTAGTAAAAAAATCCGGTGGCACAGTGGTTTTTAAAACTTGTTGAATAATTGTTAAATCGCTGGGATTGGTAATGGTTTGCAGAATTGCATCTATTTGTAAAGTAAAATTTGGATTGCCTATTTGTTGATAAATTATGCCAGCATTGAATAGTTGTTGGCTAAGATTGCCAATCGCACCTAGTCCATGATCAATCATTGATTTAGCCACAGCATTACTAGTTCCAAAATAACCAAACGGAATAGTTTCTACCAGTAATCCAAGATTTTGAAATGACCTAACAATAGCCACACTGTTTTTATACTTGTTATATCCTTGCGTGACCAAATCATCATAGCTGTCGAAACCGTAATATGCTAAATTTGTGTCAGCAGAATTTTTTAATGCAGCAAGATAGTTATTAGTGTTTTGTACCCAACCTATTGCACTGTTAAATGCATTGTAAAAATAAAACTGGTCAAAACCATTACTGCCAAACAATCTATATATTTGCAAGTCAGAATAAAAATTAAAATTACCTGGAGTATCAGAAAATTCTGCAGGCATAACTCCTGTAATAGCAGGCATAGCACTGTTGCTGCCAAAAGTACACTGTGTTGGATCTCTCCAATATTCTCTTAGACATCCTCGAAGATAAGGTTGTATTGTGACCGGATCTGTACCTGTATAGGAAAACAGATTTGCTACAATAGTGTCGTTGCTGTCTACATATAAAAATGGACCAGGATTAATTTGCATGGCCAGCATATTACCCTGAGCACTTAGGCTTCCTGAATAAATTCCGCTGTTTCCTGTTATATAAAAGTATGCTGGTAATCCTCCGCCTGCGCCATCACCGCCGCCTGCGCCAGTATCAAAACCTGTATCAGTTGAACTGCCAGGGGCACAACCCGGACTATCGCCGGCTGAGCATGTGCCGCCATTATCACCAGAGCCACCATCACCCTGATAAGATCTTATTCTTTTTGGCCCGTAATGTGGATTTTCTGCAATATTAGAATTATATAAATCAGCTTCTTCTAATATTTTAATTTGCGCAGGAGTAAGATAAATTAATCTTGCAAATACATGGTCAGGAGCAGATAACCAAAATAAAGGAACATCTGTAAGTATTTCTGCAGATTGTTTATGAATAAAAGAGGGCTGTGTGTTACTATAGAATTCAATTTTTCCTGGGCCCACATATTGGGTTGCACCAGTGTTCTTGATTAGTTCAAGTTCATCAAAAGAAATATAAGACAGTTGTGCGGTAAATTCCGGCGAGTACTGCCAAATTCTAGGAATATTATTAACACGCTGATTACTGTACCATTGGTTACCCAACCAAGTGCCATCTTTGGCCAAATCAATTGGCCAGCTCATGTAATACCACCTTGACCTGCATAGTTTCCTATTAGACTTGTATTCACTGATTGGCCCACAAAACTTACATTGCTTGTAGTAGCATACGAGCTCGAAGTAACAACATCTGAACTACCTGTGTAGGGATTGCCAGGACTGTCATTATTTCTTGGATAAGGACTGTTAATGCCACCAGTGCCCCAAGGCCCGCCGCCGCCAGTAGCAAATGAGCCGCCTCTAATCACACTGCCGTAGTAAGCAAATGTACCTTCCGCTAATGCACTGGGCGGCAATTTTACTTTTTCAGTTCTGTTTTCGTCTGGGCCGCAATCTTGTGCTCGACGAATAAGATACTTTTCGCCATTCTCGTAAATGTAACTAAGACCTGTAATTGTGCCTGTATAGTATTGGGCAAAAGGTGATCCAGCAAAATCTTGATAATCATATGTAATTGGTGTTACTAATGCACTATCTGTAAACCTTATCATTTCAAGTATAAAGTCTCGATTAGCCAGAATAGGACTGTTGTTTATTGGAAAGCCAGTGGCCAGTATGTTAGCCAAGGCTAATTGTAACGGACTTAAATTACCTGCCTGTATGGCAGGAACAAAATTTTGATAAACTTCTGGAGTAGTAGCCATAATCAATTATCCAAATGCAGACCCAGCAATTGCGCCGCCTGCAAGTCCACCAAAACCACCTAGCGGGCCGCCTAAAATAACTACATCAGTGCTGGCAGTTCTTACTTTATGTCCGCAGAGTCCAAATCCACCTTTGGTAATAGGAGGTAAACTATTTACGGTAACACCTGCAGGAATATCAAAAGTAGGGCCAAAACAATGAGTAGGCGGGCATTTTTTAGCTCCGCAGCAAGGATGCGGAGTATAAACACAGCCAAACAGTGCTACAGGTCTGCCATTAACAAAGACATCAGGACTAAAGGGGAATGTTAACAGTCCACCTGGACCTAAGATGTCACCGACTCTTGCAATACCCGCCATATTATTCCTTTATTTGATAATAGAACCTTTTGTAACTGTTTGAATACCTGTAGTTGTTTGAATGTAATGACTTTCCATTTCTTTAATTACAGTGGTATGCAACATCACATGATCTGCACGAAGCTCTACATTTTTATTTATATCCCCTGTAAACAGGCTTTGTACCAACCCAATTCCCTGAGCACTGGGTATAACTGTACAGGGTTTGTTCACAGTCCATCCTGTCATTGATGATTCAACAACTTTAGCTACGATTTCATCACCATTAACCATTTTAAAAGCAACGATTTCATCTTTTACATATTGACTATTATTATTGAATAGCATTAGCTTTCTCCTTGAGTTCACTTTCCGTTAGTCTTGCAAGACCTTGATATCCACCTTGAACAAATAACTTACCATCTTTATAAATCTGTGGCACTGTTCGATGTCCCTCACTGACGATAAATTGTCTGGCATCGGGATTTTCATCTACGCGAATTTCTTCAAAAGCAATATTTTTAAGTTTTAATAGGCTTTTTGCTTGATCGCAAAAAGAACAATTAGCTTTACTATATACTGTTAACATTTTATTTCCTCTAGTGTATTATATACCATCTTTCGCATCCGTTGTTTAGTTTCTTGACGCAGTTTAATTAAATGATGATGATTATGTTCCAATATAGGTATGGCCCTATGCATTATACTGACATAGTCCTGCGAACTTAACCAACAAATCTGTTCAAACGCCATTTCAAATCTTTTTATAATATCAGTTTCTTTGTCATAACTTTCATCAATTATACCATCAAATGTTTTAAATCCTAAATCATGCAAATTGCTCAAAAAGTTTGCGGCAGAAAATACTATAAAAATTCTTTTAGCCAGAAATGCTTTTCCAGTTTTTTCTGTAGCGAAAAATCCGTTTTCATAATTTGATTCACAAATGATACTGTATTTTGTTTGATTGTAAATTTTCCAAGGTATAATATTGCTTACATCTTTTTCAATAGTATCACGCACTTCCCATTCAGGTTTCAAATTAGGACTTACATAAGGATAAATTATATTATTAGAAATTTTTTGAAGATATTCATTTAACAGATTGTTATTACCATAAGGGCCTAAAAATACTGTTCTATAATTAACTATATTATCCTTCAACATGTTTTTCATTTGTAATTTAGCCATTACAAAATCTCTGTGTTGTTTTTTTGCACCTAACAGAACATCAAAATTATAAGATTTTTCGCTTTTATCTAATGTGTGTAACTCATTGGTGTCTAACAAATTATACATCCACCAAGGTCTGTATAAAATGTTTGATGGCAATTCATGTACTCTTGCAAACTCTAAACTACCTATTGCCAAACAATATTTTTTTATACCTTTGTCTCTGGCCCATTCTTGACAAAGTTTAAAAGAAGTTTGTTCTACATCACTTATTAAGCATAAATCAAAATCTGTAGGATTAAAACTATATTTGTTCTCAGGATCATACTGTTCATAGTACATTGGAATAGCAGCTATTTTTATTTTTTCATTTTTAATTTCATTAATATCTGTGACCCGTATAAACTCAGCGTTATCTGTATTCTTTTCTGATTCAATAAACCAATCGCGATAACAGTCTATTTGCATCTGTGGTGCGAAAACTTTTATCATAAAAATTTTTTTACTTTATTCAGTATACTATCAAATCCAATAACAGTTTCAGTTTCACTGTCAAGCAACAAGCTATTATTTAAATTAGGAATTGCATCACAGACACAGTTATAATCTTTGGTAAGATTATCTAATTCATCTAAATTTTTATATTGAAATCTGCGTTGTTCGACCATTGTTATTTCTCGACGACTCATGGCCCAATTACCAATAAATTCATATTCACTGAACCACTTAAGGCCGTCCAAAGGTTCAACTGGAACAGAATTAATTATTGCATCAAAAGGATCGCATCTATTTAAATTAGTTAGCTGATATTTCATACTGAGCCAATCTTCTTTTAACATAGGTGTAAACTCTGTTACAAAACAATGAGGTGTTTGTCTTTTGATTCCCAAACAATCTAAAACTTTATAATATCCGTAACTGTGTGTTGTATTTGGTAAAATAAAATATTTTAGTTTGCTATTTTCGTAACAATTATATGGAACAATACTGAAAGTGTCTGGATCCTGTATTAATACACAATCTGCATCTATGTAATCAACGCTGGCCAGTTTCAGTGCTTGTTGATACAGCCAACTTCCTCTGTAGTCGTTGTTAACAAACCAATTTGGTCTGATTGTTGGATACTTTGTATCCATTTCCTTATCATGCACATAGATAAAGTTATCTGTGTTTACATATTTTTTTAATATTTTATCAAGCCAATCGATATCACAATTAGTAAAAATATAAGTTTGATCAATAGCTTTTATGTAATGATCAAACTGTAAACTTAAACAAGCATGAGGAATCCTGTATGCTGCTATAAACAACGCTCTTGCTATTTTCATTAGATTGCTGGCAACTCATCGTAATCTAAAACATCACTCATTACACCAATTACATAATTTGTTGATTCATTTTCTTGCAGTGCAGTTTGTTTTTTACTTGTATCGCTGTGTTTATTAAACCAAGGAATGGGTGTATTTTTTGGTGCTGGTAAATGATACTTAATACCAATGTCATGCAATGCTATCTTAGCAGTATAATCTACAAAGTCCTTAAGAATCGCGGGACCCAAACCAATTACAGGACCTTTCTTAAATAGGTAATCGGCCCATGCTTTTTCTTCACGGATTACATCCATATACATAGCATAAACTTCGTCTCGACACGCTTCTGCCATCGCGGCAAATCTTGCGTCTTCTTTGACTACTTGATTGATAAGCCAAGCAGTCCATCCTTTATGTAGCAGTTCATCTTGTAGAATAAGACTAATAATGTTACCATTGCCAATAAAGATCTTGTTTTCAACCATTGCCAGGCTTGTAGCGAAACTAACCATAAAGCGAAAGGCTTCTAATGCGTAACTGGCGTTGAGTGCCATCCAAATGGCTTTAATATGTATTTCTTCATCAATCTTTTCTCCAGTTTCTATTAGGCAATTGATCATGTGTAGTTTGTCATAATATGCGCCCACACTGCTAGCCATTTCAACGATTTCTTTAGTGTCGTGTATAGTGTTAAACACTTCCTTAGGAACATTATAGATATTACGAATAATATGGCTATAACTGCGACTATGAATATTGGTTTCAAAAAATGTCCAATTATAAACCAATGCTTCTAGTTCTGGTAGGCTGATGACTGGAGTAAAGATTTGACTTGGGCCGCGGCCTTGCAAACTATCAAGAGCAGTTTGTCTCAACAGATTGCTGGTAAAAATATGTTTTACTGCATCACTAGCTTCTTTAAAATCTGCGGCATCTTTGGTTAAAGAAATTTCTTCGGGTACCCAAAAGAATCCGCGGGCTGTTTGTTCAAAGTCTACGATTTTTTTGTATTTGACTTCTTCAAACCGTTGAATGGTCACAGGACCTGCAGGGTCCAAAAACATCTTACGATGCAGGTAATCAGTGGCCAAAGCTAAATTATACTGTTTCTTTGACATTATTTTCTCACATTTAAAAGTATATCAGCAAAAGGATCTGGAGCAGCAACAGGATGTT